CAGAATGGCGATAAGCGATAAGAACAGTGGGTCTTCGTGGATAGCTTCAATCAGCTCCTTACACCCAAGCAGTTCTGCTTGCAGGCTTTTCATGTAGATACTAAGCGAGCCTTCTCCACTCTCCCAGATGGGGAGAATTTTGAAAAAGTGATTGATGAGGGAACGAAAGTAGTTGCTCAGTACCTTTGCGTCCATTGGAACGCCAGCCTTAGTCTGCAACATCATAGATGTAAGTCCGTCAAATCCCCGTGATTGTACGAATACTCCCTCATCATATTCGTAAAATCTTTCCGAGCCGCAGCGTGTGCGTTGCTGATACGCAAAAGCAGCTCTGCCGGAGAATAAGTGGAAAAGTCCCGTGTGTTCATCGCACTTTCAAGACTTTCCTGCTTGTAGGCATATGGTTTCATCCACTGCACAAGCATCCCCTCAGAAACGATATCCACAATCTCGTCCAGGTCTTTGGCCAGCTCCTCGTCCAGTTGCTGCTGCCGCACACCCTCTGGGTCTTCCACCGTCACTTTGATGGAAAACTCACGAACGTTATCGTCACCAGTTGTGGTAAAGTCATATTTGCAGATATGCCTGAAGGCTGCGATTGCACGTTTCATGAACCCATCAATCGTGCTGTTCCTCTCATAATCCAGCATATTGACAAAGTCATACTCAGTGATTTTTGAAAGGAAAGCCTCTGTGAATTTGTCGTATGGAACGTTCATATCTCACGCTCCTTATCGCTCAATCAGCTCTGTACCAAGGCACTTCTCAAGCGTTGTGATGGTTTTGTTGGAGTCGATGCCGCCCTCCGCAATGAGCTGCTTCGCCCGATAAGCGATGGACTTCTTCTGCCCGTCTGGCAGCTTAGCGATTGTCTCCTCAATTTCTGCCACGGGCTTCTCAAACAGAGCGTCAAAACCATCGATAGAGATGGAGAACTTGTAGAACTTACCCATGCCGAGGTAGTCAACAATCCACGGCTCATCAAACATGAACCAGTTGTTGATGAAGTATTTCTTGTTGGAATTGCGGGCGTTCCTCAGCTCGCCAAGTTCCATGTCCTGTTCGGAGCCAAACGCATCCCAAACAAACCGCTCGCCAGTCTTCTTGCTCTTATATACAAGCCTGCCCTGGAAACCGTTCTTGACGGTAACGATTTGCGTTGGGTCAACGTCCTTCGGAACCATGCGCTTTTTATCGACCGCACGTTCCTCCTGTGGTGCGCTCTGCTCTGCTACCGCCTTTGGAGTGCGGCTTCTCGTTGCTGTTTCGTTTGCCATAGTATCTCCCTTTCATACATGATGCGGAGCCCGTAAAAGGGCCCCGCTTTGTGTGTTCGTTATTGCTTAGGCAATCTCGTAACGGCCAATACCAGCGTTGCCGCCAGCCAGCACGATGCCCATGCCGTACTTCTCGCCGTACAGGTACTCCTGGGTCAGGTCACCATTGGTCATGGGGTCGCCCATGATAACAATGGGGTTGCCCTCGTACACGCACTTAATGGGCTTGTCGTCACCAGCGATAATGGTCAGAACGTCGTCATCCATTACGAACTCGGTTGAACCGACCTTGTGGCGCTGGGGAGTCACCACCACGGGAGTGCCGTAGAACTTGCCGTAGTAGCCCATGTTGTACAGGTCGCTCTTGGAATCGGTGCCCTGGATAGAGGGAGCCAGATTACGAACGGCCTTCTTGGTGCCGATGATGGTAGCGGTCTTGCCGCCAGCAGCCGCCTCGACATGAGCAATCAGCTCAAGCAGCTCGTCCTCGTCATACGCACCAGCGGTGGGGAAGTAGGTCACGCCGCCAAAGTCCTGCGCGGTAGCACCACTCCACAGAGTGTACACATCGTTCAGCAGCTTCTGACGGAAGGACTCGGCCACCTTATTGATGAAGTGGTTGAAGTCCACACGGCCAGCCAGGACACGGTTCAGCTCCTCGTAAATCTTCACGACCTTCAGAGAAGTCGGGATAGACACTTCGCTGACACCGCTCAGGCGCTGCCGACGGATGCCCTGAGTACCGTCTGCGGCCTCGGACACGATGAAGAGATTGCTGTCCTCAATCTCGAAAATGTTCTTGTCGCCCTCCGCCACATTGCGGAAATCAACCAGGGCGTTGAAATACTCGTCGCCCTGAAAGCCCTCAACGACAGTGCGGCTCAGGACTTCCTCAATCAGAGTGAACAGCCCGCTGCACTTGCCATCGCGGATATTCTTATAGTTCAAGGTCGTACTGCCGCCATTGGCGTCAATAAGAGCCTTTTGCAGCAGCTCCATGGACTGGCCCACGGAATACTGCTCAACGTTGCCGTGATATGCGTCAACAGCAACCTTGACAATGTCTTTCATTTCAGCCATTACTGATACCCCCTCTCTTAGCCTTCGGTCTTGTCAATCTTGATGGTGTAGTAGGTGTAGCGACCCGCCACCTCAATATCAACGCACTCACCCAGGCCGGTGCCTGCGGCGTCAATCTTGCCGTCAGCACCAATGCCAACCTTGGCCCCCTTGGTGGGGACAGTGCCGCCCACAAAGCCCTCCTTGGTCACAGAGAACAGATTGCGGCTGCGGGGAATGTAGCCACGGGTGGCCTTGCCAGCCTCGTTGATAAACTCATCCAGATTCTTCTTGCGCTCGTCGTACATGACTTCAACGCCAGCCACGATAGCGCACTCGTTCAGGTCTGCGCCAGCGGTAGCGGCAACAGCCTTCATCACTTCACGCTGGCCGTCCTCATAGCCTTCCAGCTTGACAATGACGCCGTTCTCAACCTCGGCGACCTCGCCTCTTGCGTCATAGAAGCGCAGAGACACAAGGTCGGCAGGCTGCTTAGTACCGCTCATCAGGTCGGTACGGATAACCGTATATGCCATAACTCGTTCCTCCTTGTTGATTATTTAATTATGTTGATTGCCTAAAGTAATCCCATATTCGGCAAAAACGCCGCCATAGGGTTCAGGCTTCACGCCGGTCTTCTCCACCGGCAGTTTGGGAGCCTTGGGCTCATGAGAGAACTTTACAGTCGTACCGTTGCGGCCACGAAGAGCGTAGCATTTCTCTTCCAAGTCCTCGATAGAATACTGCTCACTGTTCTCGCGCAGTTTCTCAAACGCCTCGACGCCGACCAAATCCTCAAACTGAGCAAAGACTTCATCCCGCTTGCCCTTTTCAATGGCGCCTTCGGTTTCGGTCTTAAACTGACGCAGGGCGTCCAGCTCGGTCTTCATAGTTGAAATCGTGTCGGAGGCGGCTTGGTACTTCTCGGCCCACTGCGTATCGTTGGCGGTGTACTTCTCAACCGCAGCCGCAAAGACGTGTGCCATCGGGTTGGTCTGTTCGCCCTCATCGAACGGGACAATCGAAAACTTCATCCGCTTCTTGCTTGCGAAGTCGATGACAACGTTGTCGCCATTCATGGAATAGCTGAACCCATACAGGTTCCAATCCGTTGTGTCGTCACAATACACCTCCGTTGCTTCTGCGTCATAGTCCACAAACCAGTAGTGGGACATTTCGCCAAAGCAAGTCTCGACCTTCTCGGCCTCCAGAGCAGCAATCAGTTCATTGCGGAACTGGCCTTCCAGGGCGAAATTCTCCGGGTTTTGGGCAGCGCCAGCGGCGGGGGCGGCGGGCTCAGCAGGTGTGGCGGCTTTCATTTCCTCGAACTTTGCACGCAGCTCTTCCAGTGAAAATTCCTCAAGAGAGAAACCGAGCTTGTCAATATCGAGCCCATACTGTGCGGCCAATGCCTTTTTCTCGTCCAATACCTCTTCTCCTCCTTCCGAATAGTTTTGTGATATACCAACCCCCTCTGGGGATTGTGCTAGTGAAAATGCTTCCTTAAATTCTTGCATCATTTCAGCAAGCTGCGTCTGGAAGTCGTTACGAGAGAACAGCTCCAAAGACGCTGATTCATAACATGGTTCCGCTGTTCCAAGAAGACAGAATGCCGTGAACTCAAAGCGTTTAATGACATACACGCCGTCAACCATGCCACCTTCCTTCACGGAAATCTCCATGGACTCATCGGTAATGCCGTCCTCTTTGATTTTCTTGTATGCCTCTTGACGCTTCCAAATCAGAACGTCCACGCACAGGTACTCATGCAGGCCGGAGTCGTCTTCGATTTCCTCCCACCAATACTTGGCGCTCTCAGGCACAACGCCGACCGGCTGCGTGATGTTCACGATACGCATACCGCCATCGTCTGTCTCAACAAGTTCCATGTCGTGAGAACCAATCGTGTCCGTATCCCGGTCGTACCTGCAAACAATGGGACAGTTATAGATACTTGGCATACAGCGCTCAAAGGTCTCCTTGCTGATGAAGCTGTTATTTCTGTTTCTTCCTGTGTAGCAGACACGCAGTATTCCGCTGTCAAAGGAAGCGTTGCGCTCGGTTAGGGAACTAATCCCAGATGAGAAAACGATGCTCATGTTCCGCTCGCTCAAATCACAGTTCACCACCTTTTGGACATAGTAAAGCCCGCATGATACATCCGTGCGGGTCAAAAGGTTAGCGTATCAGAAACCGCCCATGGAATACCATCGCATGAAAAATTCTGTCGCCCCTTATTGAGAAATACAAAGATACTCTTTGCATCATCGCTTTTCAGCAACTCATATTGCATTGAAAGCAGCTTGTCCCTGCCCTCAGCACTGAACACATAAATGAAACTGCCCATCTTATGCGTCCTCCCTGTTCTGTTCACCGCTCTCACTCAGCTCATCAACATCCTTTAGCGGCGCTCCACCTTCTTCGGTTGCACCCTTGCTATCATCATTCGCAGAAGTACCAAGCGTTGAGGAACTCTGTAATGGCCGGAACATCTCGTTCAGTCCAAGTACATCGTTCTCCAAGAAGCTCATACAGTCCAACTCGGACTGGTTGAGCCCCTGGGTCGCCGCATAGTAACTTATCATTGGTATGCCGTACTGACAGGCTTTCAGATAGGCATCCGCAAGCTCCTTCCGATTGAACGGACTGCAATCAAGGAATGTGACCTTGAAGTTTTTTCCATAGCTCTGCGCCTGGATGAAGCGATTGACTGCATCCTCAATACTCTTGACGATTCCAAATGTCATCGCTTGGTCAGCCTTGACTGACAACACCAGTGCGTTGGCAGAGGCTTTGTCATTGTTAAACAGGAGAGATGATACACCGGCGGCGCTGAACAGATTCCGTTCTGCCTCCGCAATCGTATCTGTATCACCAGTGTTGGACTTCTCAAAGCTGATTTTGTTGATTGGCATTGGTGTCAGTATCGAGCCAATTTCCTCTGGTAGCACGCTATCCAGACTGCGCCAGAAATCTTTCGCCTTATCCAAGTCAATCTTTTATTCACCATCCTTGTTCATGTTTATGGTCATAACCAGCATGGCATAGTTCTCAAGGGTCGTTTTGGTCATCTTCAACTGTTTGTAGTCTTCAAGGTCATAAACCTCTCGCAATATACCTGCAAACGGTGGCAGTGAGTAGTCAAGGATGTCGTTATTGCACTTGATAGCGAATGATGTCGGGCAATCAAGTTCTTGCCATCTCATTCCTCGTCTATCGTTCTGATATGCCCGGTACTTCGTTTGGAACTCGGCTGGGTAGTATTCAAGATACTGCGAATGGCCATC